AGGTTGTGTAGTAGCCACAAAAGTCTCACTATCAAAAGCTGAAGGGATAACAGGTACTTCAGCTTGAGGCCTGTCCTCTTTAGGGTCAGTTCTTTGTGCAAACTGCCCGTCTATTATAGCATACTCAACATTACGATTACCCCTCCAGTACTCTTCTGCCTCTTCTTGAGTATTAAACTCTTTAGGTCTATTGTCACCTGTTAAGTTTAATTCGTCTAGTTCTTCTTGTAGTGTCAAAGGATTAAGGATAGCATTTAACGCGGCTTCAGTACCATAGAAGCTATGAGCAAAAGGACTATTAAAAGAGGTTGCTAAATTGCCTGTATTATACACATCTCTTGTTGCCTGTTCAAAGAAGGGGATTAGCAGATCATTAGTTCTTAGAGCCAACAGCTTTTCTGTAATGTTTGCTTCTGTTGGTTCGTCTTCTACATAGCTAATCTTAAAGGCTTCCTTCTGCTCGGCTGTACCGTTGGTTTCTATAGCTATAGTAGCCGCATCTAAAATAAGTTTCTTTGTAGTATTGAACGCACTAGAAGTGCCACTACCTGACAAGGCAGTCAAATCAAGATCAGCTACAGTACCACGTTCAGGTCTACCTGAAGGGGCTGCTCTAAGTTCTCTTATAGAAATGCCTTTCCCACTTGAGTCTTTCAGGAAGTCTTCATCCATCCACCTGTCATGCTCATCTCTCATAGATTTACCTGAAAGAAGATCAGCAAAGAAGCCACCACTGTTAGCGGAAGGGTCTGCATTAGGTAGTTGTTGTATTTTAAAGTCCTTAACTACGCCTTCTGCCCAACTCGTATCTGAAGGTTCGTAAGAAGGGTCTTTTTCTTTTATGACACTATTCAAACCTTTACTTACTTTTAAAGCCTCTAAGTCACTAATACTAAGCGTGTCTACTTGTTTCTTTAATTCCAACAAAGCATTTGTACCATACGTATCAACTATGTACTGGACGTTCTCAGTTTCAAGGCCATATGCCTCTAAAGACTCACCCGCATTTAATACAAAGTCAGACTTAGCTTCCAAGTCATCTAGTATCTTTTTGCCATTCTTATCAGCCCAAGCTTTCTGACGATCCTTCTTCTCCCGATACTCTTTACGCATCTCAGCTTGATCATCTGTGAATTGTTTTGCTGCACCCCCAGCAAAGGCCAATGCTATATTAACCATAATTAAACTCCTCTACTCATTAGGCCCATGTTAGCTTCTGGAACAGGCTCTTCTTGCTGCTCTTGAGGTGGCTGCTCCATCTCAGGGCCACCCTCTTCTTGCTGATCTTGCATGTCTTCTAGTGCCTCTACCTCTGGGCTAGTCATGGCTTCCATAGTCTTAGTGACATCTACCTCGTCCAGCTTAGAACTTTTCTTTTTAAGCTTAGCTGTTACCAGAGCTTTAAGGTTGGCTTTCTGTCTTTGTTCTACTTCAGGCTCATCAGAAAACTCTTCAATGTAATTGACGCCTGACATCTTAGCGATAGACACAAGCTCTTTTTTAATGCCATCTGCAATTATAAGTCCTACATCAATGCTGTGAATGCCTTCAGCTACTGCGCCTGTAATAGATGTACTGGTGAGAATTGACACAGGTACGCCAATCTCCATAAGAATAGACGCCCCCTCCATAAACTCAGGAGTTGACATCTTCTCAATGTGCATCATCAAGGCTTCTTCAGGCTTCTCAGTCTCAGGAGGTTGCTCCCAAGGGAAGTTTCCCGGCTCATCCGTTAAGGACTGTCCCGGTATTGGGCCTGTTAGTAGTTCTTTAGACATAGTTTATCCTTCTTCTTCTTATATCTTCTAACTGATAGGCCGTAGTTTAGGACGTAAAGACCGTTCAAGAGCATCCCTAAAGTAATACTTATCAATAGAATTAGGTGTAATAGACTCTGGGCCACGCCAACCGGGGTTTTGATCCCAAGCTTTACTGCCTTTTTTAAATATTACTTGATCTTTATTTTTTACTTTTCTTTTAGCTGGTGCTGCCTGAAGAACGCCTAAAGACATTTTACCATCGTAGCCCCACCTAGTCAAGTACTTTGAGTACAAATCTAGCTGTTCTCCTGCGCCCATATAGCGTATTTTAGGTAAAGTAAGGTCTTTAGGTACTAAGTCTCTGTCTTTAAGATCAGTTAGAGCATCCTCAGTAACTTGCCACAGCCCTACAGCGCCTGAATTTGGATTCCTATCGTCTGTATTACCTGCTGACTCACCCTCAATTATTTGATAAAACTTGTTCACAGGTAGATCAGGATGGTCTCTCTTAAGGCGGTCTATGCCATCTAGGAATACTTGATCTTTTAATAGAGTAGCCATCTTATTCTTTTTAGGTCCACCTCTAGGTTTCATAACTAAAGCATACTTATCACTTGACTGCTCTGCAGTAGGTAGAGGTCTTGAGGCTTCCCTAGCTGCCATCTCAGGCGGTGGTAGTCGTGTGGTTATTTGTTCAGGGTCTCTACTGCTACGGGGTTCTGGGTCTGGGTTTTTCTTAGACCAAGAGTCATACAAACTTGAAAACATTTCTACTACATTATCAAAGACAGAGTTATCATCCTCGTCATCATCAATAGGTTCTATAGTCGGACTAGCTAGACCCTTGCCTACACCTGACCTTTTTGTAGACTTTCTAATGTCTTCAGCAACATTAGTTGGAGCATCCTGTGCTTCTCTTAAAGCACCAATTATAGAATCCGCTTGAGTGTTTTTAGGGGCCATATTAATTTACCTTCTTAGCTGCTGTGCCTGCTGCTGTACCTTTAGATTCAAAATACGAAGTAGCAACCCCTACAACTGCAGCACCAATATTACCCCAGCTACTATAGGAACCCTGTATCTCTGCTTTTGTTATTCCTGCATTGGCATTAATATGTGCGCCCATAATAGAAGTCTTTCTCTCTGCATCACTGTCAGCAGTCTTCCAAGCAAACGACATAAGATCACGCTCTGTCTGCCATATGGCATCTATCTGTTTAGCAGTCATAGCGTTGGCTGCTTTAGCGTCATTCATGTTAGCTTCATTCTGTGCTGCAGTGTTAGTTGTCACAACACCTTGACGCCACTTAGCGTTAGCTTGAGCAATGATAAGACCATTCGCAGCGTTAAACTCTGCTCTTGCATTGGCTTGCTCTGTGTTAAACTCAGCTAGAGCATTGGCAGCATCTACGTTAGCCTTCTCCATTGCATTTGTTTGAGATACATTGAACTGATCTGTGTTTGACGCTAGTGTAGCCATGAACTGGTTAGTCTGGTTTTCACTCTTAGCATTGAATTGAATTGTTGCATTCTTAGCTGCAGTGTCACTTAAGATAGCATCTTGTACTGCTTTAGCTTTAAATATCATAGTCTGTTGTGCAGCATCTAAGTTAGCTAAATCCATAGCTAAGAAGTTTTTGGCATTCTGTACTTCTGCTTGCTGGCGGTTATTAAGATTAGCCAAATCCATACTAGCCATAGCTGCAGCGTCTGCCATAACTTTACCATTCTTAGCTGTCATGTTTGCAAGGTCAGCCGAAGAAGCAATCTTAGCATTCTCTAAAGCAATCTGTTGATCTGAAGTAAAGTTCATATTAGCTATGTCACTGATTTTAGCGGCTGTAGCTACACGGGCTTGGAAGTCTTGTGTAAAGTCTAAATTAAGGAAGTTAGCACGTTGCTCTGCAGCAAACATGGCAACCTGCTGGCGGTTACTTAAGTTCATAGTTTCAAACTTAGCAAACGTAGAAGCATCCTGTTGAGCAATAGGTAAGGCAGACTCCATAGCAGCCTGTACAATGGCCTGTCCTGCCATAGAGGATGAGCCTAGCCCACGTGCAGCCATAGCAGCACTGGCGGCTCTCATAGCCCCTGCTGCCCATGCTGGTGGTTCACCCCCATCAAAGTCTTCCATAAGCTCTGAGAGTTGCCCTTTGACAGTGGCTTGCTTGGTAGGATTAGCTGTAGCAGCCTCAAAGTCAAGAGCTTCTTTTACTGCTGCCATATCTACAGAGGAACCCTCTATCTCCTCACCCGGCATAATCTCACGCTTTGCAGGTGGTACAACCTGAGTAGGGTCATCTATTGTAGATATATCGTCTGTGCCTAAACCTGTTATACTTGAGGCATCGCCTTCTGCAGCAGTAATAGTATCAGTTACTGCACCTTTTTGAGCGTCTACATCTGCAAGTGCTTTTTCTGCTTCCACTTGAGAGGTCTCAGTAGTAGCTGTTTCTGTAACTATATCAGTAGGGTCATCCGCTATACCTGCAGTGCCTTGCGTAAGTAAAGCATCGGTGGTACTACCTGCATCACCTGCACCTGATACTATTTCAGCACCTGTTGTATCTGGGTCTATAGTATCTACGGCTGTTTCTGTAATAGCTTTACTAGGGTCTTTTACAAAGTCAGCAGCAAAGGACTTACCTGCCGTTCTTGATGCAGCGTTTTGACCTGCACCAATAGTAGCCATCTCATTCTGAGCCGCATTTAAAGCTTGGTTCTTAGTAGAAATAGCTCTCATAATATCAGGGTTAGTCTGATCACCAGACATAAGGTCAGTGACTTCAAGCTGTAGCCTGTTGATCTTTTCTTGGGCTGCAACACGTGCTGCTGATAAGTCTTCTACTGTGGTTGCTGATTTAGCTTCTGCGTCAGCTACAGCTTTGTCTGCAGCAGCCTTAGCTGCAGCGTCTGCTTTAGCTTTGTCTTCTGCTGCCTTCTTTTGTGCTGCTGTTGCTTCTGCTGCAGCGTTGGGATTAGCTCTAGCATAGGCGGCAGCATCAGCTTGAGCTTTAGCTTGGGCAGAAGCGGAAATTCTAGCATTTGCAGCAGCAATAGCAGCAGGAGATTGAGATGTATATCCTGAGGCTAAAAATCCTGCTACCTCTTCAGGCTTAGCCTTCCTTCTTTGACCACTAGGGCTGTACATAGTAGGAAAAGCAGGTACACCACCGGGACCGGGCTGTCCTGTGCCACCAGCATTACGCAGCATTTGCTCTTCTTCAGGATTAATATAAGCTAAAGCGTGTGGCTGACCCTCAATGGTAGTCTGACGAGGTACAGCACCACCTTCAGCATACTTATTAGACATCGTAAGCATAACTCTATTTAATACTTGACTAGCTACAGGGTCATTCCCAATATCTTTTACAGGGATGCCAAATCTAGCTGCAACCTTTTCAGCAATCCTATTAGAGCTTGTTGAGTTCATCATCTAAAATCTACCTTCTAGTACTTCAAGTATTTCTTTATTGTAACACAGTGTAAATCTAAAAGCCATCACTTAATCCCTTTAGTATGTCTTTTATACTAACTTTAGCTTTAGAGTTAGGTGAGTACTTACACTGAAACTGTTTAGGACATTCACGAAAACTATTCTCTGCGTAGTGGTAGGCAATGGTCTTGTTCTTACCTAAGTAAATACACACCTTGCCTTCACGTTCACTCTCAGTATACTTCCATAAGTTACACGTTACATACTCAGGGTATAGCAAAGAGCTTGCTAGTATGAGGGGGAGTACAAATGTAGCCATTATAATACCAACGAAACCATGTAAACGCCGCCTCCTAATATGCCAATAATCAAAATAGATAAACCAAGTATAGCCATGTTGTTTGCAATCTGTCTCTTAGATTCCATAGCTGCGTATACTTCTTTCTCTCTATCCTTGCGTATCTGCCTACGCATGTCTACCATCTCATCGTAAGTTCCAAAGCCAAACCGCATGTCAAGCATAAACTTTATTTCTTTTTCTTTCTCAAACAAAGTCTTCTTGCGAACAACAATGTCCATTGCTTCTTGCTCTATAGACTCAGAGCCGTGTGACATCTTGTCTAAAAACGTAGGGTTCTTGCGTTGTGACTCAGCCCTAGTTATGTCAGCTACTGCACCGTACCAAGCCCCTAGTTGACCTGAGATGTCTTGTATCTCCTTGCCAGCCCCGACAAGCATCTTGACCCC